GACGGGAGGCGCAGTCGCGCCAACCGGGGCCCCGACAACCCGGCGCAGACACGCACGGCTGAACCGACTGAGCCACCGTCCAAAGTCTCCGAATCGCTCAAGCGGCGCAAGCGCCCCATCAACTCGCCGGAACTCGAAGCCATGGTCGACAGGCTGCTCCGGATCAACTTCGATAAGAGTAAAAGTCTCACCGCGCGCTCGCAGGACGTCAAGAACGCGACGATCGCCTTCGCGGTGCTCGTGGACAAGAAACAGGTGATTCGCGGCAAGCCGTCGCAGGTCATCGGGTTCGCGGAAGCCGAAGCGACGCGGCCCGGGCTCCTGGAGATGGCGAAACTCATCGCGGATGGAGGGGCGGCATGAGGCCGCATGGGCCGCTGCCCTCTCCGTTCCCTCCTGGATATCCGCCGCCCAAGCCGAAGTAGGTGCCATCCCTCGACGATCTGCTCGCGTGGCACGCCAACGGCACCCTCACACCCGAGCGGTTCCGCGCGCTTCCTGCATCCACGCGCAGGGAGATCCAGCAGGCCCACGCCCTCCGCATCCTCGCCGACCAGAAGGCCAACCAGCTCGCGTACTACCGCGTCGTCAACCCGGACGCGATCAAGCTTCACGCCTCCACCGCGCGGGAAATCGGCATCCAGGGCGGCAACAAGTCGAGCAAGACCGGCACGGCACTCGCCGAAGCCGCGATCCAGATGTGCTCCATCGTCCCGGAGTCGCTGAAGGCCGTCTACCCAGCGTCGAAGATCCGCAACGAGCCCATCCGCGTCCGTCTCGTCGTCTCGTCGCTCGTCAGCGCGTGGGACCAGAACCTCAAGCAGAAACTCCAGTGGTTCTACTGGAACGGCAAGGTGAACGAGCACCGCCGCCGTGGGGATCCGCGTCTCGGTCATTGGGGCTGGATACCGCAAGGGTTTCTCATCAACGGCGATTGGGAGCGGTCCTGGTCCGCCGCGCATCGGGTGCTCCAGCTCTGCCACCCGGTCACACGTGCCCCGTGGTCGCAGCTACAGGTGATGTCCTGGGACATGGACATCTCCGACTTCAACCAGGGCGCGTTTGACCTCGTGATCGAGGACGAGATCCCACCAGAGGACATCCACCGCGCCAACCGCATCCGGGTCATGGAACTCGGCGGCCAGATCATCACGGGCGGCACCCCACCCGACGACCGGAGCAGCGCCGTCACCGCGTCGTGGTTCCTGGACACCATCCTGCGACCAGGACTCGAGGGCACGAACCCATCCGAGGTGTTCGCCATCCAGTTGTGGACGGAGCGCAACACGACGCTGTCGGAGTCCGACGTGGCCTACGTCGCGAAGGGACTAACGCCGGAGCAGAAGCGGGCGCGGCTCCACGGCGAGTTCATCCATCTATCGGGGCTCGTGATCGCGGGGTTCAAGGAGCGGCCGACGTGGTGGTGCCTGGCGAAGTGCGAGGCGCCCGCGTTCGTGGTCGAGGGCGCGTGTGAGGCGTGCGGGGGGCGCGATCTGGTCCAGTACGCGCATGTCTGGGACAACGAGGACATGGACTGGCCCCCGCCCGCGAGCTGGCCCGTGGTGTTCCTCATGGACCCGCACCAGGCGAAGCCGACGAGTTGCGCGTGGGTGGCGATCGACCCGCAGGATCAGTGGTGGATGTTCCACGAGGAAGAGATTCCCGGCGACGCGGGCGAAGTCAAGCGCGTGGTGGAGGCGTTCGAGCGACAACTTCGCATCACCCCGGCGTGGCGCAAGGGCGATCCGAAGATCACGGCCCAGACGAACCAGTTTGCGCGGACCTTCCAGGGGCAGACGTTCACGATCAAGGAAGCGTTCGACGAGGTAGGCTTCTACTTCGAGCCGGCGAACACCAACTTTACGGTGGCGGTGGCGCGCATCGAGCAGGCGTTGCGCGTGAACCCGCTGACCCGGGCGCCACGGTTGCGGATTCACCACACGTGCGCCCGGACGATATACGCCATCACGCACTTCACATGGTCCCCCGAGGGGCGGTCGCCGGACTCGGTGCGGAAGGACCAACCGTCGCGGCGTAACAGCGACTTTCCGGCGCTGCTTCGGTACTTGAGCATGGAAGATCCTGAATTCAGATATTTACAGCGACATGCGCCCGGTCGAACAGTTAGTCTAGTGCGAGGTACTGGACGAGGAGCGACTGGGTGGTGAGAGATTGGCTGTGGCTAGAGAGCAGAATTGAACCGGAGCCCATGTCTGGGTGCTGGTTGTGGGTAGGCACAGTCGATAAAGCCGGCTACGGAAGACTGGTCATGGCTGGTAAGGGCTGCACTCAGACGCGGAGCGCCCACCGCGAAGTTTATGAGAATCTGCGCGGAGTGATCCCAGAAAATCTGACGCTGGATCACCTGTGCCGGACCAGATGTTGTGTGAATCCGGCCCATCTTGAGCCAGTATCCCAGAAAGAAAACGTGCGACGCGGCCGAGGCGTCGGGGTCAGAAGGACGCACTGCCCGAGAGGGCACCCCTACGACGAGGTGAACACGTATATCGCCTTCAGGGCCACTGGCCTGAATAGGCATTGTCGTGTGTGTCGTCGAATCGTGGACGCGAGGCGATATCCCAGGAGAAAATCCCCCATGAAGACGTCAAATGCCTGATCGGCACGCGCCGAGGGGGGCGACGGGATGGTAGTTGGGAGCGACGAGATGGTAGAGGGCCACGAGTACATCGATGGTTACCGGGCGGCAGTGCGGCGGCTGGCGGATCGTAACATGCGTCTGCTCTCCGAGAAGGAGCATCTGCGCCGCGAGAACGATGAGCTCCGCAAGACCATAATCCGGTTGACGCACGATGCCTGAGCGACGGCAGGAGATCGAGGCGCGCTTGCACTGCGCGACGTGCGGTGCATCGCCCTACACGCTCTACCGGCGTGAGACGCGACCGGGCTCTGGCGTCTACGAAAACGTGCTGGAGGCGGCGACCCGTGACGTGCCGCTGACGACCAGCGCGCCCATCTGCCCGGTGTGCGGCGGGCCGCTCAGGAGGGTTGCCCCGTGATTGGCGAGATTGATTGGGCCAACGTGGTCGTGATGGTGAACGGCGCTGTGGTGGCCGGCGCTGTGGTGGCCGGGAGTCTACCGATTCTCCCTTCCGACACTGGCATAGACGGGGCCATCCCGTTGCCGATCGAGGATGATCCCACTGTGGCTATCCTCACCGATGCCGAGTGGTCGGCGCAGAACAAGAAGATCAACGATCTGCTGGCAGGGGGGAGGCCGTGAGCACCGTCCTACCCCTCGACTACGGCACCAACGGCTCCACGCCGCCGAGCCCCACAACAGAACCCGAGAAGCGGAAGCGCATTTTCCCGCGCACTCGCAAGCGCCGGCTCCAGATCGAGCCCGAGACCGTTGTCCGCAGCGTCCTGCGCCGGGCCCGCGAGATCATGGACGATGGCAACCGCGCGAAATGGCTGAGCGATCGCCTCGCGCGCTACGCCAAGTATCGGGGCTGGCTCTCGGAGAAGTCGTTTCCGTGGCCGGGCGCCTCGAACGTCCACATCCCCCTGCTCCAGATCGGAGAACTGAGGACCAACGCGGGGCTCCACAACGTCGTGATGACGCTCAGGCCCCTCATGACCGCCAAGGCTACCCAGCGGGCCAACATCGACAAAGAGCAGAAGATCACGGACCTCCTCGACGTCCAGCTCTTCCTTGATCCGGGCCCGGAGGCGGCCGAGCGCCGCATGGGCGACTACGTGTCGTCCTTCCTCCAGGACGGCAACGCCGTTGCCTACACGCCATGGGTCCGGACGACCGACTCGGTTCACAGCGTCCGCTACGTGGCCCCGCCCCCGCCCGGCGAGGCGATGGTGGACTACCTCCCGAAGAAGATGGCGACTTGGTTCAAGAACGCCCAGCCGGCGGAACTCGACGAGAAGGTCGACAACCTCTTCCACGTGACGTTCCAGGACGGCGGCACCGAGCGCGAGGCCGAGATCACGGTCACCGAGGACGAGGACGGCACGCTGGAGTGCGTCATCCGCAAGGACGCGACGATCTACGACGGACCGGTGATGCTCCCGATAGACCAGGGGAGCCTGCTCGTCCCGACGCGCTGCACGAACCTACAGGCCCCCTCCGCGTGGAACCCGACCGGGGCCCCCTACGTCATGATTCAGCTCACCTACCGGCTGGACGAGATCCGGCGCCTCCAGAAGGCCGGCGACTTCAACTGGCTGGACGACGAGGGGCTAGAGAAGATCGAGGCGGCAGCGCGCCGGGATGGTGGACTGGCCCAACCCGACCGCCCAGGAGAGGAACTTGAGCGCCAGAAAGACGCCCTCGAAGGCCGAGAGCACCAAGGGGAAACGTCCACCGACGATGAGGACATCGGGCACTTGGGTGTGGATCTGCTCCTCTGCTTCGACCGATGGGACGTCGATGGAGACGGTCTGTCGGAGGATGTCTTCTGGACTATTGCCCGCGATGCGGAAGTCCTCTGCGAAGCTCGCCTCCTGACCGAGCGGTGGCCCTCCGACCGACCCTACCGGCCCCTCGCTGAAGCCGTAGCGATCCCGGTCCCTGGACGCTGGTACGGCATCTCACTCCTGGAGCTGGGCGAGTCGATGTACGACCTCATCAAGGGCACGTTCGACATGGGCTTCGACGGCTACACCATGGCGACGATCCCCTTCTTCTTC